CCTTCTAAAATATAAACTTCAGGACTGTTTATTAATTCTTCAAGCATATCATTTTCGCTTTCACTTACAAAGTCTGAATTCATTGTTATTTTCTCAGTAGCGTTTACTCTAAAAGATTTCTTGCCGCCTTTATAACTATCTACTCTGTAAGCTGCTTCATTCCATGTTCCTGCTAATTGTTCGTATGTAGAACCTTTAGTTGATATGCTTCTAATTGACTTCTGTGTGAAAGTGTAATAATCCCAAGCACCCCACTGATTGAGCCAACAAAGTCTTATGCTTTCATATCCTTTTAAGTTAGGGCAATTAACATTTATAGTGTAACCTTTTGAAATTGCATCATCACTAGCATCAAAAGCTTGTACAACTATTGAGCCGCCACTCATTTGGTCTACAGGTGAAACTAAAGCGTTAAAAGTTCCACTCCAATTTTGTAAGTTAGCAGGAAAGCAACCAAAGTACAAAAGTCTTTCGGATATATATGTACTGAAATTAGTATAAGCACCGTTAGTCCAATTCTTTGTTATATTCTCTGTTCCTATTTGAACATCTGCACTATTTTTGTATATTAATTTAATGTAACTTAAATCAGCATTTGGTGATAAAAAAGCAATCGTTCCGTAATCTTCTAAATTAGCATACTGAGTAGCAGGAGCGTTAGTTAAGAACCTATCTGTTGGAGAAGATAGATTATAATTTCCTAAGTCATATCCAAAGTCATTATTGAATATTGAAAGTTCATCAGTATATTTTAAATAGCCATTGAATAATTGATAATCAACTGAGTTTATTTCCTGTACCGTTTGCACATCACCATTTGCGTCTGTGTACTGTGTTTTAAATTGAATAGTTAACCATCTAAAAGTTTTTTTATTCCTTGAGTATTTATCAATCAAATGAATAGGGTGCGGTGTGTCATCACTTGTGACTGTTGTTTTATATTTACTTTGATTGTAAGCCATATTATCAGCACTAACATAATTTTCAACTACTTGCTTAAAATCAAATATTCCTACTCCTGCATTGTTAGGAGTTGTTTTAAAAGTTGCTGTTGCTGTGGATGTTGTAGTTATTGAACTAGGTGTTGTTTCACTTATATAAACATCAGCAATAAATCTAACATTAGTAAAGCCTGATACTATCGTATTATTTGATACTACAAAAATTACTTCTTGCCCTACAGGAAGTTGAGTATATAAAGGTTTTTGTTCTATTGTTGTTGCCATTATGCTATTTTTTGTTTTCTTAAACTATTTACTATGTCATCAGCTATTGCTTTCCCAAACTTACTGCTAAACTGTTTCATTCCTAACATTAAAGGTTTCTGAAAGAAGCTGATACCTTGTATTCCTTTCTTCTTTATACTTCTTGCAATTAAAAAAGACAAAGATTTGTGAGTTATGAACCTTCCCTTTTTATCCCTACCTTTTAAACCTTTTCTTTTAATCCACTTTTCAATTATTCCTGATGGTGGTTGTTTTGCTTTGTACTTAAAAGGNCTTGACTTTGNTTTACCTTTGTANTCTTTATAACTTCTTTTTTTATCTGTTCCTGAAACCCCTTTATCTACAAAAGCACCGTAAGAGTTCATCTTAAATCTTACTGTTATTGAACCGCCCTTTTTTATAACAAAGAAATCTATTGAGTTTTCTAAAGCTCCTTTCTTATCTGCTTTAGACAAATTCTCTTTAGCTTGTTTNACTATTTGTTTACCAAAGCTATTAAGATACCTTTCNAGTGACGGTATATTCATTACACTAGTGCTGCAAANACTTCTACTTGNACATCAGTTGTTGCTGAAGGCCTTACCTCTACAGTAACTAAATCTTCTAGTGTAGGGAAAGCAGGACTTGCGTCTTCTTCACCAATTAAAGCATTTTCTGCTTGGAATAAGATATGTGAACCCCCTGCTCTTACTGTTACTTGATAATTAGTTGCTGCTGTTACAAAAGCTACTTTCATATCTTGGTCATCACTTAGATTAGTAACTCTTAAGTATTTACAATTCTCTACATCTAAAGCACCATCTGCACCATAAGGAGTTGAGTTAAATACTGCTACTGTTGTAGTCTGTGAGTGAGTACAAGTTAATATCCTTTCAAATACATCCACAATACCTGTAGTTGTTAAAGTGTTTGTAGAACCTCTGACTGAGCCGTTCAATACGACATTCTCTGTAATTGTTGTTGTTAAATCTGCCATGTTATATTTTTATTGTTATTTTAAATTTCTTCCATCCTATTTGAACTATTAATCTTCCTATTTTAAACTTGAACATTAATATCCTGCACCTCTTGCAGTAACAGGAATATTACAAGTTTGAAAATCATTTTGAACTAATACGCCTATACTAAATACATATCCACAACATAAGTTATCAAACCTTTCCTGAAAAGGTTCTATTGTAAATTGGTCTTGTGTAAAGTAGATAGGTTCGTTTATATCAGTTACTCCAACTAATGATTGTTGCGTACTGTGCCTAAGCATTCCTATAATATCTGTACAAATATGCAAAGTCTGATTAAATACTTCTTGCTCGTTATTCTCTGTATTTACTAGCTTAGTTAAGTCTTCATGCTGTTTAGTTTGCCAATCTGACTTCTCGCCTACCATGTCCATTATAAACACTTGGAAGTTATAAGTAAGCTGACTATCTCCTGTTTCAACTGATGTAGGGTTTATGTGCATTAAAGGAAACTTCTCCATCTTTTCTAAGTTGATATCGTAAATATCCCCTACTGAAGTTGTGCTTATTTGTTGGTGAAATTCACCTATCCTTAGCAAAGTGTTTACTACATTATTATAACTTTTATTATTCACCATTTCTTTTCACTTTATTTTGTGAGTTTAAATCTGTTTCATAACTTAACCAAGTCAAGCATTCTAACAGCCCTAAATTCGTTATTCTTTCTAAGTTTACTATTTCACCATTTGTCAATCTATACATCACACCAAACCATCCCCATTTCTCTGCAAAGCTTTCTGTTGCTATTGCATCTGCATTTCCTTCAGCTGCTCCATCAAAAACAATGGCAAAATCGCTGACAACTCCTTCCCGAAATTGTAAAAAAAAACCAACGCACTTTGCACTTGTTCTGCTGCCATCTTTTTCATTTCTTCTGCCCTGAGCCGTATATTACCATCATAAGCATCAATAATATACAAATCATTTTTCTTTTCTTTTATCGGTCTATACAATACAGCCATTAATTCAGCTAAATGGTTTTCAACTCCGTTCTTAATAAAGGTCTCGATATCGGCATACTCCCCGAGCGTAATTGAGTCTAAATCAGGATGAAAGCCGTACTCAATTCCTTCTATTTCAATTATCCTTTTTAAAGAACTATCTTGCTTTTGCTGTAGCTCTGCAATCTTGCTCATTAATACCGCTACATCTTTTAAAGCTAATTCCTTTACCAACTGCTTAGGAATATTAGATAAAGCTGCTATTGTTTCAGTTGCTTCTTCTGTTTTTGTACCTGTTTCAAAATCAATAAGTTTCAACCATTTCTCTAGCGTTACATCTTTCCAACTGCTTATTAGTTTAAACTCTTTTACCTTGCCGTCTTTTTTAACTTTTACTTTCATCTGTTATATAATAGAAATTTGTTGTTTTTAGTTTACTGTACGTAATACTTCCCTGCATTAGGGTTATCTAAGTGATAAATAACATTATATCTAACACCGTCTATTGCGTGATTGTAGTTATCTACATACAGCTTTGAACCTTTGTCAGCATATATATAGTTATTCAATTCTTTAGCTATGTTAGTGCTTTCAGGAGTTATGATAAGTTCATAGTCTTGCATACGAGTAATACCACTTTCAATAGTTCCTTTTTTTACAGGTTTTATATTTACTCCTAAATGTCTAAGATCTGCAATTAGTCTTGGTTCTGCTGAGTCTGCAATGATAAGTTTATTATCTACTTTGTCTAAAATAATCTTAGCTAATTCGTTTGACTTCAATCCGTTCTTGTAGATATGTTCTTTTAAATATATCTTACGCTTCCTTTTATCAATAGCTACTTCTGTAAGACTATCAGGGTCAACACTAAAACCAAAGTCCATTCCGCAAGAAGTTTGTAAGCCATCAGGATTAAATTCACCTATTGACCAATTCTCAAAGACTACTCCTTCAGCTTTATCTAACCAACCCCCTAAGATTTTATGCTGATACTTTTTAAAGTTTCTATGCTTTATAGTCTTAATACGCTCTAGGAAGCTCTGTGAGAGGTTATCTTCATTGTCTAGGTATGTACTATGGATATAGCATACATTGTCTCTAACACCATTAAAACCTGCTTCAACTCCTTTGTCCTCAAAGAACCTTTTATATATCCAATGCTCTTTAGTTACAGGATTTAGTATAAGTATAATTCTGTTCTGTATTCCCTTTTCTCTAATACTTAAATCAATAGTGTCAAATATATCCTCGTCTATAAGTTCCTCGGCTTCATCAAGTACCCAAGTGCTTATTCCCTGTAATGACTTTAGACTTGCTGTTTGATTTCCTGCTGAAGTCTTAATACCTCTAAATAGAATGTCTGACTTGTTTCCTAAATTAACTACCTCAGCTTTGTTTACACTAAAGATGTTTTCAAAACCTAACAGACTAATCTTTTCTAAGAACTCAGGAATAATTGACAGGTGAGCTGATACCATTGTAAATCTTGTAAACAATACTCTTATGTTCTTAGACATAGTAAGTAAAGTTAAAAATACTGTAACAGCAAAAGACTTTCCTGAACCCCTACCGCCTGTAATTATAAAGTATCTAGCGTCAGAATTAAATAGAGGGTTATATTTATTACTCAGTATCAGTTTCTACAAATGTTATTAAAGGCATATTGATACTATCATCATTTGTTGTAACATCTACCCTTTGTTGAGGTTTACCGTAAAAGTATTCAAAGAACAGCTTGACCGCCCATTGCTCTTTTTTGTCTATACCGTTTTCTAAAGACTTTAAAGCCTTTTCATTCATTGGTGTTAAGTTCTCTATTAACTTTTGCTCTGCTGCCTTAGACTTTCGTCCTGCACCTTTCCTTGCACCGCCATTGTTTATTCGTTTATCCATAATTGAAATAGATTGATTATTCAATCCTATATTATATAATAGAAATTATTGTTATTTATTTAAAACATAGTTAGTTGCTGCTTATGTTTTTCAATTCTTTTCATAGCTGCTTCAAAATATTCTTTATCAAGTTCACAAGCTGTTAAGTCATATTTAAGATTATGACAAGCAATAGCAATAGAACCACTACCTAAATGAGTATCTAAAATCTTATCTCCTTCTTTTGCGTAATTCATTAAAATCCATTCGTATAATGCAATAGGTTTTTGTGTTGGGTGCATTCTTATACTTTTTTTACCTACACCTTTTATAGCTCCAATAAAACCATATCTATTACCATCCCACATATATTTAAAAATCTTTGCATTTTTATCAAAAGAAGTCCAAGCCATTTCACAGTCAGCATAAGTATCAGAATGGTTTAATTTATCCCAATTTAGATAACATCTTGTATTACTTAAATGCTCTATAAAATAATTACCTCCCCAAATGATTTGGTTTTTACTTACTCTTTTTAATTCTTCAAAATACTCTTTTTTAGGAATTTCATTATCCCAATCCTTATTAGATATATTATTTAGTCTTTTATTTTTAGTAACACCTATTCCATAAGGAGGGTCTACTATTGCTAAGTCAAAGTGATTGTCTTCATACCTAGACATTAACTCCATATTACATTCGTTAGTTATATTCATTCGTGTTCATTTGGAAGCATTAGTCTAATCCCTAAGTCAGTTAAAGCCCATACTCTTATTTGTTCTGTGTATTGCTCAAATTGTTTAGTGTTTAAAGATGTTGTACTTCCTATTTTATTTATTGCTATTTGATTATCATTAAAACTTATCATTTCATATTCAGACAAGAACTTAGCTCTTAAAGCGTCGTGCATTTCATTAGGAAAATATCCTAGTTCTTCTGCTAATCCTTGTACGATACATTTCCAATAGTAACTGTTCTGCATATTGCTTCTTGTGTTTCTTTGTTTCTTTACACTTACTATGTAGTCGTTCTCTAATTCTTTTAGGTAACTAAATAGACTTTGTTTATCTCTATTGTCTTTTATTACAAACTTCACTAGTCAAATGATTCATTGATACCTCTTTCGCCTACTAGCTTTTCTTTTGCTCCTGCCCATAGCTTGTCACCTCTTTTTTTTTTACTTAAAGATGCTTCAGTTCTTTTAAGGCTTGGCATTCCTTCAGTTGGTTTGCTATCCATATAAAGACCACATTCACATAGTGCTTCCTTAGTTACCCATTTCTTATCTCTTAGGACTATTGTAGCTTTTCCTATTTCCATAGTGTTTCCACATTCGCAGCTATATAGTGTCATCTTATTCTATTATTTTTAAATCCCTTCCTTCATTCTTAGCTATTCGGATTATTGTCTTAAATAGCTTCTTTCGTTCTAGGTTAGTTTCGCACCATATAAATTGAGTATCGTTCATACCATCTAAAGTTAATTGCAAACCAAATCTAGTTCCTTTATTTTCTCCTTCTTTATATCCATATTTTTTAACTACTCCTTTCCAAGTAACTAATTCTATTGTGTCTTTCATAATTTCTTATTTGCTTAATCTGTCTAGTTCAAAGTGTAAATGATTAATTGCTTTCTGTATATCTTGTTCAGCAGGATTGTCGGGTTTATGACCTGCACGTAAGAGGTAACTTATTGCAGTCCCTAAATTGTAGCTATCAGGTTGGAAGTCCTCTACTACTTTTCTTGCTGAGTAACCATACTTCTTACCTGAATAGTAACTTGGTTCGGGTGTTGCTTTATAGTCTAAATCTATTGGCATATTTTCTAGGTTTTTAATTAGTTTCTCGTTCTGTGTCATTATTTAAAAGTTTTAAAAGTTGGTGCGGTGTATATATTCTGCTATCACCTGAGTAATTTTCAAATATACAAGTAAAGTTGTCATTCTCCCAAGTCCAAAGACTTCTGACATTCTTTTTAACGTGGTTGTTCAACACCCATTTAATTGTTTTGTAAGTTCTATTTGTATTCATTGTATAATTTTTTTATTCCGTCAAAGCAAGTTGATATACAAGAACCACAATTCGTTCTGACATTGTAGTTAGTATTAAAAATTGTATTATATGTTTCAATCATTTTTTTTTTAGCTGCTTGGTCTTTTGCTCTACCTGTTTTTAAATCTTTCCACATATCTAAAATTTCGTCTACTATTTCCTGCGGTAAACTTTCAGGTGTTTCTACTTCTGTTGTTTTATCCCAATACTTCTGAGGGCAATGTTGACTGCTTATTCTTGCCTTTACTTTCATGAAGCATTTACAAATTGTGCAATTTCCTAAAATACTTGAATAATAAACACAAGACTTGCAAATAGTAATCCTATCTTCATAAATTTCGTTAGGTACAAAAAACTTATTCATTTTTCTTCTTCTTCCTTTTTTTAACGATTATTGTCTGAGAAAACCCAAACATCATTTCAAAAGAAGAACACTTATCAGGGTCATACAATTTCATTTAATTTTTTTTTTAATATTTCTCTTACTTTATCTATTGTAGTAAATAAACTGTTTCTACTTATTCCTGTTTTCTTAGCTAGGCTATCTAAAGTTTCTCCTGAGTAGTATAGCTCAAAAACTTTTTTGTCATACCAACTTTGTTTATCTAATACTTTGTCAATTTCTTCTAGCTTTTCCCATTTGTATTCTTCTGTCACTTCAGGTATATTGTATATACTTCTAGTGTGTCCTTGAGTAACATTTGTTTCGTAATAGTTATTTATATGCGTGTAGTATTTATTATACTTATAATAAAAAGGACTTCTTACACTTGTTAAACTTCTTCTCAATACTACTGCACCATAACCTTTAATTCCTTTTATACCGTCTTTTTTATAAATGTTTTTTAATGTATCAGGGTTCATCTGTAAGAAGTAAAGCATAAGTTCCTGTACTGCGTCATTAACAGCTTGTTCGTCTTGCGTAATACCATAACACATATTTCTAAAGAATGAACTTAGCTTAGATATTTCTGCATATATCTCAGTCATTTATTTGTTCTAAAGCGTCAATTTTATCTACTACATCAAAAACCATTTCACTAAGTACAACTTTATAAGCTCTTATAACAGATGCGTTTGTTTTAGTTTCAAGCCCTGCAAAAAAACCATTTGTAGCAACTGAAAGATTTGTTGGTATTATCATTAACCAATCGTACCAATTATTCTCTCGTACTCCTTTGCCATAATTGTTGTGATATTCTAAAATAACATCTAAAACATCTAAATAATTATTGTATCTTGTTTTTGAACTTACATCTTTTGCAAACTCAGTACACATAGATATATAGGTTTCAATTATTTGCTTGTGTTCTTCACTTGCGTAAATCGGTTCTATCATACGCCAAACATAATAAAAAAGTTTACTCAATTCCTTTTTCTTTTTTTAACTTATCAACAAGTGATTTGTAGTAACTTATCTTTTCTTCATATTCTATCCTAGAAATCTTTAAAGTTGTTCTAGCTAAGTATTGTAATTCTTCAGCTTTGCCTTCTCCATACTTTCCATCTAAAGCTAACGAGAATTTATACTGTTCACCCCAAGCATAGACATTACACTTAACACATTGCACCTGACAATTTTCTTCATCAAAGCGTGTAGATAAATGTTTCCTGCTTTGAAAATGTCCGTTTTGCATTCCGTCTTTGTAGTGCCTGACTACTCCACAAGTGAAGCATTGGCACATTCCGTACTCGTTAGCTTCTCTTAATCTAATGTAGGTTGAAAAGATTTTGTCTAGTTCTTTTTTTAATTTACTGACTGTCTTCTTCAATTCTTATTAAGTTTTTAATTAATACTTTTATAAGCATTTCTTGGTCAAAGGTGCTTCCTTCTCTGACTGCACGACCACCATAATAGAAAATACCTTTTAAATTATTTATTCTTTCATAGACAATAGCGTTATTAAAAGCCCATATAATTGCTACAGGTTTACCGCTATTGACTTGAAGCTGTTGAGCTCTTACTATTTTACGCATTGCTACTATAACATCTTGTCCGTCTTCTATATTCTTATTTACTCCTTTTACTTCAGCAAAGCCTGTTATCTTTCCTTTGTTATAAAGAACTGCGTCAATATGAGCATATTCCTGATGTGAACCATAAGTTAAACCAAAGTGATTGCAAAACTGAGTTAAAGCTTTGTTCTGTCTTTCTCTATGTGCTTTTCTT